AGTTAAAGGAGGCCTCACCCTCTGTCACCTTCATGACCATCAGGTCATAGTAAGAAAGCTTTTCCTCCCAGAGAACTTCTGTCCCGGCCAGCATCTTTTCCCGGTGTGCCTCAAAGAACTTTCGCGCATTTTCCTCATGGTCTTCATCAGACAGGTCAGTGAAGATATTTTCCCACTCCTGCCATAGGTCTGCCTCCGGCGAAAATGATATAACTGCCCGGTACTTAATCGCCTTGTATCCAGGGTTTTTAAGAGTATTTGCTAATAAGCTGTCATAATGGAGCAGGGTTCCGATGTAGACAATATCTGTATAATCATCACCGGCCTTAGAAACCGCTTTTTTAAACCAGCTATCCAACTTTGCTCTTTGCTCCGGTGTCCGGACATTTTCATCATTCTCAATATCATCCAGGATCAGCAGATCCGGTCTCCAGTTCCGGTGCTTCCTGCCTCGGATCTTCTTGCCGGAGCCAATCGCCTCCACCTTGATATTGGTGCTGGTCACCAGAACATTGCTCCTCCAGACTTTTCCGGTCAGATCTCCAAAATCTTCCCGGATCGCTTCGTTTTCTTCAAACTCCACACGGATGTTATCCAGGAAGCCCTCCGCCTGATCCGAACTATCTGAGATAATGATCGGATAATGCTTATACCCATATACAACGGCGTGTATCGTTCCTTTAAACGTCAGGCTGGTAGACTTGGCATGTCCACGAGGAGCTGCCACTACACGCTTGCAGCCATTCATCCGGCTGATCTGCTTGACCAGCCCCGATGTGCTTGGTGTAAGCCCCTTTAAGACTCCATCCTGCCAGATGGCATCCAGTTCCCGGTGAAATTCCGGAGACGGTCTGGAAAAATAATGCGGAAAGTAGGCCCTTCCGAAGAATTCCATATCAACAGCACCAAGGCGCTGCCGGATTCCGCCTTTTCCAGTCAGAGCTGCGCCCGCTTCATAATCTTTCCTGATCCGGACACGCTCTGGTGAATCATCCCTGTTTAAAAATGTTTTTAAAAGACCAGAAAGATCGTTTAAAGCATTCTCCTGTTCTTCGTAGTAACTTTTGCTTTCCGCTTCCGCCATCGCGCTGATCAGCGCCTTCAGACTTGCGTCTTTTCCTCTCCGCATGACATTTCACCTCCGTCCCGCATCTTTCCCTGTTCAAATTCGCCCCATACGGCTCATTTTGCCTTTATGTGGTAATTTCCCCGACCACAGACCTTTAAACGGTTTTAAACGGCTTCCTAACGCTTTTAAAAGGGGAATAACAGGCAAAGAGAAAAGGAACCGGACAGAGGAAGCCAAAAGGCCGGGCTTCGCCACCCGACCAGCGTCCTTTTCTGCTCAGTTCCTTTTCTTTATGCCTGCGTCCCGAACACAGCCGGGACGAATCAACCGGTCATGTTTTAAGTCGCGTCTTGTAATAATGGCTGTGCCGCATCCTGTGAAGCATCGCTTCCAGCTTCCTGCAGTTCTCCGCCACCTTCCACTTCGATCCCAAGCTGCACCTGTCTGGCTTCGCCGCAGATCGTAATTTCAAAAGTTGCCTTCCGGCTTCTTTTATCCCACTTTAAAACTCTGTTTTCTAACTGTTTTAAAACTCCACTGATGACAGTGATACCACCGCTTCCGTCTTCCCTTACCAGAGTCGGTTCCAGCGGCTCTCCATTGCCGGAAAGAATTCTGATCCATTCAGCTTCCAGATAGGACAGTGTCGATGGTGCCTTACTGTCCCCCAGGAACCGGATCACTCCCGGAACCTCTTTTACCCGGTAATAGTTTCTGGCCGTGAAATCCATGTCCAGGAACATATATCCTGGGAACAGAATATATTCCTTTTTTGTCCATGCCCCACCAGACCGGATGGGACGGTTCTCAATGGGAACCTCGGCTCGGATTGCCTGGTTTTTCAGCCTCCTTGCAATTCCGCTTTCTTCTCCAGTTTTAACCTGAATCACATACCACACAGCCTATCCCTCCATTCCTTCCCTTTTTTTCTTATTGAGGTAAGCGCTGACCTGACGGTACAGTTCCGGATTATCCTTTGCCATGGTCTCAAATACCATGCTCTGAACAGCTTCCAGTCCCGCCTCATAGTTTTCTTTGTTCTGTACTTCGATCCGCTTCTTATATGCAGCAGCGCGGATCAAACCGTTGGTTTCCTTAATGAGCTTCTCGATAGGAACTTCTTTCATCTGTTCCTCATCTACATTGGTCAGGGCATTTAAAACGTGGTGACTTGCCAGCCGGATCAGGGCTTCCGAAGTATCCAGATCCGGATAACGGTTCATTTCATCCATCAGCATGGAGAAATTGCTCTGTGCCACGTTAATCATCTCTACCGTGGCCAGATACTTCCTTGCGTAGGTACAGATAGCCATCTGGCTCATCTCCTCACCATTCGCCTTCAGGAAAGCCACGATCTCTTTGTAAGTGCAGCCAGTAAGGAGCATCTGCTCCACGGTGTCTTTAAGCTCCGGCGGCAGTCTGTCCACCTTTCCTGTGCTGCGTCTTCTACGCTCCTGTTCCATCAGCCGTCCAGATCAACCATTTCATCCGTGATGCCGCCGCCAAGGAGCCGGATGCCCTTGCCGGTTACTTTTGCTTCCAGCGTCTGATATTCCACATCGGCCAGATTAGCCGGTTCCCTGCTTTCCATATCACGCAGATAGATATATCCCTCCTCATGGAGAAAATTCACGGAGTCGATGAACTCCTGACGCTCAATCCCCTCCGCTTTTAAACCTTTTTCAACACTTCTTAAAGCATTGTACTTTTCCCGGAGCAGGTTGATTGTCATGAGTACCCTGCCGTTATTCACCATAAAAGCTCCTGCCCGGAGTCTTCTCTTTTCCTGTTCTCTGTTCATTGTGAACCTCCATTTCTTGTCATTTCGATCATCATATTTAACATCTGTTCCACTTTCCGATCCACCTTATTGA